GATCGATATCCCGCTGAGTGATCCGGCCGCTTTCGAAATTACCGGCGATGCCCATCTCATCGAGCAATTGAGAATTGACAACGCTGGTCTTTTCTGCGATGTATAAAATATCACTCATCGATCAGCCCTCTTGTCTCGACAGCATCCGCCGGATCCGGTGCGGGCTTGCCGGCGACCGCCGCTTCAAGAACAGCCCGGGCGTAACGCTTGGCCGCCAGGGTTTTCGGCGTTCTGTTCTTGTCATAATCGGCCTGGGCCCTGGCGAGGTCGGTTTTAGCAGCGGCGACCGCCGCATCCTGGGACTTCTCGGCTGGGAGTTTGTTTAATGTTTGGGTTTTTGGCTTTGCCATTAAAAACATCCTTTATTTCAATTATGTTAAGCCTGTAATCGCAATAATCGCGGCGGTGCCGTCGTAAACAGGTGTGATTGTCACGCTGCCGGCGTAACGACTGCCCTGAGCTCCGGACAAATTATCAAAAACAGCCATGCCGTCATCGATTGAGAAAGTGATCGGACTGGAACCGCGAACGCCGCCGGCGGCCTGGTCCTGCAGCACAACAGTTGAATCGGTATCGTTCTGGGCAAGCCCGACAAGTTCCCACGTGGCGAATTTGCCGGCATCAGCAGTGCTGACCGAAAAGCTCGGCGCCTGATTCATAATGCCCACCTCGGTCGGATAGACCAGACCGTTGGCGTGATTGATCCAGACATCGTTGCCGAAGTTCAGGCTCCAGCTGTCGACGCCTTCGAGCTGCGTGTCGTTGAGTGTGACCGCTCCGAGCGTGTAGACCTCGGAATTAACATCCTGGCCGCTTTCCAGCGACTGGCTGGCTGTAAACGCGAGCGGTGATGTCGAACCATCTGCGCTGACAATGACAACACGATAATTGATGACTGCCGGCTGGCCCTGGCTGGCCGATATCGATACCGGGATGATCATGCCGTTGGCAGCGGTGACTTTGGTGTGCGACTCGTCACCCGCTCGCAATCCGCCTGCTGTCAGCTTTTGAAACCACAGGTCCAGATTCGTGTCGATCGCGATGCCGTCTTTGCCGCCGAGGCCCGCCAGGCAGGTCTTAATCGCGTGACACGCGAACGTGATCTCCGGTGATATCTGGCCGATGCCGACAAACGATGGGTGCGCGGAACCGCCGGCTGCCAGGATCATCTGCTGCAGATTCGGGTTGATGCCGGTCGACTGGATGCCGGTTAAAAGTGTCGTTTTGTGCTTGATCGCTGAAATTGTCAAGTGATCCATTTGATTTATCTCCTAAATTATGACAGGCCCCAGTTGATTAAAAGCCTGACTGCGTAAACATAAACTCCAGCCTCGATTTCATATTGCTGCGGCCCCTCGATGACCTGCCAGCTGTTAAAAGCAAAATAACCGGCCTGGCCCGAAAGCACCTGGGCCTCGGCCATAACCTGCTCGTAAAAATTCTCGAACTCGATCTCGGCGTTTTCCGGATCTCCGGTGTAATTCGCGTTGATTGCCGCCTCGAATCGCAGTTCGATGTCACCACCGGGAACATAAAGCCCCAGGGCCGGTGAACTGTTGGCATCGTTGCCCGATGACATTATCACGGCAAAAGGTCTGGTAAGACTGTCGGCCTGGTAGGCGGTGATGTGGATCCGGGCCTTTGCAGCCGCTATTTTTTCAGCGGGCTCGCCTTCGGCACCGATGGCATCCTGAAAAGCTGCACACTCAGCCAGCATGTTTCGAAGATACTTTTTCGCGAGCGATCTGTCTGTTGCCGGTGTCTCTGCCATTAGGATGCGGCCTCTGCCTTGTTAACGGTTTTGGTTTCGCCGACGGTCGAAATTACCTGATCGGTGTTAGCGTCACCGTTAGATTTATGTGTTGTTATCTCCGAACTGTTGGCGGTGACTTTATAAAAGAACCTGCCGAAAAGCTGTACCATCATTTCGCGGAAATTGCTCGCCAGCCCTGACGGTTCTGTAGTCGAAATACTGTCGAGACCATCGGATGCCAGTTTATAGCCTTCGCGGCATCGATTTTCGATTGAGAAATTCGCCAGCACGGCGTTGACAGTTTGACCATCGATCGTCGCTCCCGCCAGCACAACCGTATAATCGTGACCGGTCGCATAAAATGCATCGGCACCGGTGTCGATCTTGCACATGTGGATGCCGGTAAGACCGTCAAAGTCCTCGGTGTCGGTGATGCCGGCGACCGATTCGGTCGTGCCGTCATCTTTGTAAACCTGGACTGTGCCATCGGTTGCCCGCGTAATGCTGGCACCGTTGGCATCGTTTGTCGACCACCCAAAGTATACGGTTGAATCTTCTAAAAAATCGCCTAAATATTTCATGCCGCCAATCCTTTCTTACCTGCGAGACTGCCGCCGACTTTAGGGCGAGCAGTAACAGCCGCTTCGCCTATATCCAAATTCTGCGTATATCCGCTATGGTCGCAGCCATTTGTACTTGAGTCCCTGCTCATACAGGCATATAAATATTCAAAGTCATTCTGCTCGCCGACAGAACAATCAGCAACTAAAGTATCTTTTAACGTACCTCCCAAATCCGAATAATTTCCCGTACAGATTAAAACGGTAAGCTGGCCCGTACCGTTTGCACCACCGTCATCATCTCTTGAAACAGTAATATAATATAAAGTGCCCGATTGTGGGCCAGGTGGTAGCCAATCATCGCCTATAAGAGAACCATTTTCGGCAATCCATAAACTTATATATTCAGTATTGTCGTAACTAAGTATTATTAGAGCGTCAAGGCCACCGAGAATAGCCGTCATTTCAACTTGCGAATTACATAAAGCCCAATGAGCCGTCCACGCCGAATTTAACAAGCTACCGAAGTACATCTCAAACTTGTGGGTAAAATCACCGGCGAAGTGATTCGCACCGTAACTTTTGGAAACATGAGCAGTATCATCTCTTTGTAAACCTGACCAACTGACTTTAGTAGCACTATCTATTGTAACCTTGGAATTTTCATCGGTCTCGTCAAATGTAGTGAAGTTCTCAAGAGCCATCTTTCACCTCATTAGTATCTATCGCCGACAAATCCACGCTCCACTTATCCGATTTAGCATGGTTGTCTTCGTTTCTGGCCCTTTGAGCGCTTAATTCAAGGGCAACGACATTAAATCTCTTTCTCCAATCAGCATAAAAAGCATCCCATTCAGCCTTTGAGATTTTTTTCTTGTATGGATATTTTTTTGAAATGCCGGAATGAATCTTATTGTATTCCTCTACATTCAATCCTTCGTTAAGCCACTTGGCAAATTGATTGTGTAGCTTGTGAAGTTCGGCTTGTGCCTTACAAGTATATTCATACTTTTTCAGGTCGGTATCACATTCGACGGGATATTTCATTTTATAATTCCTTGTTTTTTATCAACTTCAATATGATTTTGTAATTGCGAGGCAAGAATTTTGACGGCAGTCAATGTCTCCTGGATCGACACTTGATTGGCTTTTATTTGTGCAGTGTTCTCTCGCGTTTGGTCAGTCATTAAATTGGCGCGGTAATTAAAATGGAAAAGAATACCGCTGATGACCAAAACAAAACCCGCCCATGCTATCGCCTTTGGTACCCGAATATAATTAGTATCTGCCATGGCTGTAAGCTCCTAACTAATCGTCTCGCGTTTTTTGAAGTTTTCGTTATGACGGCTTTCAACATCGATCGCGACCAGTGACAATATCGCCTTGGATGCATCCGCACCGGTAACCGCCGCCACCTGGTAAGTATCGCTGCCGATGGTGACGCTGTCGGCTGGAGCCGGGTCGATGGCGTTGTCGCCGTCCAGCTGCACGATCATCTCGCGATTAACGTGCTTGATCGTGCCGTCGGAATCGTCGGTCAGTTCGGTATCGGCTGCTAAAAGCACACCGACAACGGTTACTCCGACGCCGCCTTTGGGCGTGTAGGTGACGTCCTGGGCCGGTGATTCGGCCAGGCTGGTGTCAAAAAGCGTTACCGCTAAATCCGCGGCCAGGATTGCATCCATATTCGTCATGATCGGCTCCGGTCGGATCGGCCGGGGGTTTGGTCCCGACCGATCCTAATGCATCAAGTGGGTTCCTGTATTAGGGATCAATGTCCATAAAATATGTTAGCAGATCGGCTTCTGCGGTAATTACCGGATCAGTCTGACCGCGGACTCGCAATATGTCAGATCTCTTGTCATCATCACGGTAGCGATCGACGGTTGGGAATTTCGGAGAATCTTTTTTCCACAGCATAGTCCGAAACGCTGACATCTTACGCAGTGACAGGTTTTCACCTGACGCCAATACCGCAAGCATCGCATAACCAGGTGTCCAAATGTCGCTGAGCGAGGCGGTCTCGCCTTCAGGTGCAATGTCTTCGGCCAGTTCGGGTACAATAACTTCTTTAATCCCAAATATTGCAGCTATATCATTAGCGCTTAGATTTGCCGGGATCACGCCGTCATTTTTCTGATAAGTATATTGCACTTGCCCCTTGATATCGTCGGTTTCGCAAAGGTTATCAAAATCCGAACCGGGTATTATCAGACTCATCATACTCCGAGGTATTCCTGTCTTGCGAGAAATATTACGGATCCCGGTTTTAACATCTTGAACTGGCGTTGCACCACTGGTATTCGACCAGGCAGTTGAAACGGTATTAACGGTAAAAGTCCCTGTGTCAAATACCATGTTGGCGATTCTTTTTTCGCGGCGAAGCATTAGCTGCCAAGTTAGTATTTCAGATGACTCGACTTCGTAGTCAATAAAATCTTCATATTCAGCGGCTTCATCATCGTTGAGGGTAATTGAGAGGCCTCGTTCCTCACATTCATAATTTCCACTGTCAAATTCAGCGTCGATAAAATTGTAACTACCATCTGTCTTACGAGCGTCATTGTTGCTTTTGCGAAAGTTATCCGCAGTTATAATCGGGTATGAAGCGGATTTCCGCATCACACCTTTAAAAGGCGCAACTTTATCAGCGACCATTCCTAATTCCGCCAGTTCAGAAGCATATTCGCGGGCAGCCTCAGATAGATCACGACGAAGATTTGCGTTGCTTGTTGGTCTCATTGCCATTTTTATCTCCTTGTCTTTGTTAATTCATTAGCGGTTTAAATTCCTGTTAAGTTGGCATGCTCGCTTACGCGGCACGTGCGGTCTCGACCACAATGTAATCGACCTTGAGCGTTTCGGCATGAGCATCGCCGGTTTTAACACCGAACAGTCCGTGCATCTCTTCAAGACCGGCGATCGTCAAAGTCTGGGCTGTACCGGCTACACCATTAACGTAAGGCGTGACATTTGCAGTGACGCCGTCGTTCGGATCGTAAAGGAATCCGAGTGTGTGCCATTCGCCGTCATTGAAGTCTCCGGCATCGGCCAGCGTTTTCTGTGTCCCAGCGTTGGATGTCTCGAACTGCCAGACAGTCCCGCCGTCGACTTTAAAGAATACTGCGCCGTCGTAACTTGCCATCGGCCCGGCACCATTATCGAGCAGGCTGTCGGCGCCGACCGTGTCGCTCAGGCCGACAATAATATTGGCATCGTCGATATTGGCCTCAGTCAGTTTAACCCTCGCCTCAAAGAACAACTTGTCGGTGGCGTTGAACTTGAATATCTTGTGAGCTGTCGAGATATAGGTCTCATCGTTGTCTGATGCGGTACACGCAATGCTCAAAACCCCGCCGGCCTCATCGCCGACAGCAACGGCAGGTGTACCGTCAGAAATCTCGGCAAAATCATTGGTGCCATCGTAGTCAGAGAAATCTTTTTTGTAAACCGTTTTGGTCTTGAGCGAGCTGAACATCCCGCCGGTGGATTTGACACTCCACAACACAGCGGATATGATCCCGCCGTCCGCGGTCGCCGTCTCAATCGCGATACCGATCTGGGCGCCAACAGCGGCGTCGGAAACCTTGCCGTCAGCGGCAGGATAAATCGCTGAACCTGCAGTGATTGCCTTGGATGCGGTGACTTTTTCAATCCCTCCCCTTAAAGGCGCAATTGTAACTGGTTTACTTGACGCTGTAGCCCTGTTAAGAGTAATACCGATCGGCAGGTCGCCTGCATCGGCGTAAATGACCGTGGTGCCCGACATTTTGGCAAGTCTGTACTGTTCGAGCGATTCTCCAGAGGTCAATGTAAATGGTCCTTCGTTTCTGTAAGCCATTTTAATTATCTCCAAAAAATGTTTATAAAATTCGGGTCTCTCTCTGATTATTGATTGTTCATACAATCAAAAATCTTTACTGCCGTCGTCGATCCATGCCTGATGAGATTTAGGTAAACTCTTACCAGCTTCGATCATTGCCTTAGCCTTACTTTTACCTTCAGACTTGAGTTGTTTGACGGCTGCGATGTACGTTGCTGCCTTACCGTCATCATCACCTGTCGAGGCCTTGGCGTCGGCATCTTTGTCGCCTTCGATTTTCTCATCGCTTTGCTGCGATACGACGTTGTTGCCGCCTTCGGCGATCTTGGCCAGCCGCTGGTCACGGTCGGCGATCTGTTCGGTAAGTTCCTTGACCCTGGCCTCGAGTTTAGGTACCAGCATCGCCTGGGCCTTCTCGTCGCCGCAGTTCGGATCGGCAATTGCCTTTTCGAGCAAATCGGGGTGTCCGGCGAGGACTTTTGTCACCGCCATGATCCTTTCACGCTCCTTCGTCACCGCCTCGTCAGCTGCCTGCAGCTTTGCCTGCTCGAGCTGCTCGTTGGTGACATCAGCTTCTTTTTGCTTTGCCATAACGTTGTCTCCATCGAGCCCATTGTCATTGTTGTCAGCTTTGGCCGAGGCGGGCTCCTGCACCGGCGTTGCTGAATTATCCAGAACTTCTGAAAACGCGCAGATGCCGTCGATCAGCCCGGCCTCAACTGCCGCCGTGCCGGTAATGCTGCGTCCATCTGCGATTGGTTCGATTGTTTCAATCTCAACTCCTCGCCCTTCAGCGACGTCGGCTGTGAAAAGTTCATGCACCGCATCGATCCGCGTCTGCATGTCACCCAGATCCTCACCCTCGATGTTGCCTGCGGCACCGACGCCCTTGAAACGCCCCGTCCGTAAAACCTTGTAGCTGACACCGTATTTGGCTGACCGCCGGCTTGTGTCGGCCAGCACGGCGTAAACACCGATCGATCCCACCCAGGCTGATCTGCTGGCATAAAATTCACCGGCCTGACTGGCGAGCCAGTAGGCCCCGGAGTGTGCGTGATCGGACGCATAAGCTGTGACCGGTTTGATCTCGTTGGCCTCGGCGATCCTGGCGGCTGTATCGGCAACGCCGCTGACGCTGCCGCCAGGTGATTCGACGTGCAGGATGATGCGATTTACTTTTGGATCCGCCAGGGCTCGGTCGATGTCTTCGTTTATCTGCTCACAGCTGGTGCCGGCGGGCTGGCTGAGGCCGTTGACCTGGCTGGAGTGTTTTGCAATGACACCGTGGATCGGAATTATCCCCGCATCACCACACCTGGTGTACTGGTCGTAGGTCTCGGCATCGCTGTCACGGCTTGCCTTGCCGTCGTTGATTATTTTTTCGATTTGCTCGGGGTCCAGGACGCTGCCTTCGGCGTGACGTGAGACGATGTCGGTTAGTTTACTGAGTGTCTCTTCGTGCATCGCCCAGGCCGATTCGAGCAGGTATGAGATTATCGCTTTGTCACGGTTTTTGGCTGGCATTGTTAGAGTCTCCGTTGTTTTGATTTGATATGTTGTTTGGGGCGGTGGTGGTCGGGATCATTTTTTCACGAAGCGCAGCCAATTCTTTTTCGCGGGCATCGAAAACCTGCTCAGGAATCTGACCTTCTTCTGTGATCCAGCTGCTCAGTGTCTTGGCACCGGCGGCAATGGCTTTATCGTTTGCCAGTACGCTTTTGAGCGGATCTATCCATCCCCATCGCGGTGGTGTGTATTTGAGTCGGTAGGGTTTGTCGACAACCCTCATCGCTGATGATGCAAGCGACCTCTGTATCCACCGGTTGTAAGTCGGTCCAATGACAGCCCGCTGCAGGTATTGCTGCCACCGCATAAATACCCGGTAGCTCTGCAATAGCGCGGCCCGGGCTGAACTGTAATTTGTTTTCGAAAAGTCCAGCAGAACCAGCTCCAGCGGAAAACCCACCGAAGCACCGACGATTCTCAAAATCGTCATCACATAAGGTTCGAACGTCTCGCCCGGACGGTTGCCGCCGACACTGGCGATCTCTTCACCGTCCATGAGATCCACGATCGAGCCTGGTTCGGATTTCAAAAGCTTACTAAAATTATCCTCGGTTTCCGGGTCTGTGTTTGGCAGTGTGCCGGCGATCTCGCCGCTTGCCGCCGGTCGCTTGAGATACCTGACAATGTCGGCGTCGATCTTGGCTGCCAGCATCTCCGAATCCAGATAGGAATCGAGCATCTCATAAGTCTCGAGTCCCGCCGCCAGGACAGGAACGCCGCGAGTCTGGCTGAACCGGTGACGGTTGGCGATGTGCGTGACGTTCGCCATATCGAGCCTTTGTGCTGTTTGCCAGTTCGACACCCAGCCGCCGCCGTAAAATCCTTTTGATTTGGGATTGGCCACATAGAGCGCCGCCGAGCGGCCCTTCTCATCGATCTCGATACCGCCAATTACTACGCGATCTTTATAACCTTTACCATTCGATGGTGTCACCAACTCGTGGGCTTCGATGACCTGGATCGAACCGTCTTTGAGATGATTGAAAAACAGATCGCCGTCGGTGAACAGCGTGCGGATCGTCAGATAAATCATGTCCTGGAAACCGAACCGGCCCCGATATTCGGCTGCTTCGGTCCGCTCTTCGAGCATCGCGGCGGCATCGGAATCGAACGCCGCATCGCCGGAATCCGGAGAAAATACATATTTCGGCGCGGCGATATTGTCGGCTGCTCTGCCGATTATCCCGTGCAGCAGCGGGCTGTTGCGGTCGTGATTTCTGCACCACTCACGCAGCTCCCAAAGCGTGCGGTCATCGAGCGAATTGTCCGCAGATCCATCTGCTGATCGATTGCCGCGACTTCTGCGTTTACGACTTGTTGTGGTGATATCGTAACCGCCGGCCATGATGGTATTGGCCATTCGCCTCTGGTCCCGGCGGGCCCCGAGTGCAGGTGATATCTTCGAAACCACTCGGTCCATCGATGTTCGCGGGTATTTTTTGTCGGCGGCTGCAGCCAGGCTCTTGCCTTTGCCCAAAAGGATCTCTCTCGCGACGAGCTTGTCGGCGGTGCGGTTAGCCATCGTAGGCACCTCCGCTGATGTCGCTCAATAAAATGGTCGGTCTGCTGCCCGATTCACGGGCGGCCAGGCCTTCGAGCCGTTCGATCAGCTTTTCAAGCTCGCCGATATTGTGATAAGTATAATTAACGCCGTTGAGCGAATAGCTGGCGATCTGCCTTTGGAGCAGTGCCAGCATCGCTGTTTTGGCTTGAGCGAGCAGTTCTGAATATGTAGGTATTGCCATACCCAACTGCTCGACGTAAATTGAAAAAAAGCACAAAATTAATGTTTAGAACTAAACATTATTTTTTTTGCGTTTGTAAACCGCTTATTTACAGTAACTTACAAAACCACTTTTTTTAAAACCTTGCACGGCCCGTGCGCAAAACAGTGCGCAAATTACTCGACTTGGGTGACCGTGAAGCGATGGCGGCCCCTCTGACAAACAAGTCGATATTGCCTCAAAACCTTGCCGCCAGGCAGTTCCTTGATCGTCCTGGATGCGATTATTCGCGCAGGATCTTTGCAATATTTGCACAGTGTCCGCCCTCCAAGGATGACCCGATATTCACCGCCGCGCTTGGCTGATGTGATCCTCTTGATCAGATCGACTTTTTTACCGGCGGTTGGCAGCTCAGCGGATTTACAGATCTTTCGCAGATTACCAACGGTTAACTCCCCGAGCTGCTCGATCGGCACGCTGTCGATCGTCAATACCTTTTGTTGTGTGTTGTCTTGTTGTAGATCA